CGTTGTATAAGTTCCGAATCCAGTTGCTGCTGTTCCATCTAAACGATAATTGTTTGTATGATAAACGCTACCCATTGATTGAAAAAGTGCATAGCTGTCTGCGTCAATTGCAATGCCTTTACCAGGGGAACCAAAGTTAAAAGATGGCTGTGCGAATTTTGTACCTAGTGTTCCATTACTATTTACCCGATAAACAGACATGTAAGGATACTGCGTGTTCCCTTCACAAAGAGCTAAAATAGTTCCGGCTTTGTTGTAGTCTGCATCAACAACATTGCCGTTTGGTAAACTTTGTGGATTACTTAATGCAGTACCAAAGCCACTTTCTTTAGTGTAATTAAAGATTTGTACATAAGGACTACTTCCTGATACCCCAACCGCAACAAAAGTTCCACTTGGATGCATTGCTACTGCAAGTGCATTTCCACTAAGACTTACACTTGCTGTATGTTGAGTGCCAAATCCTCCAGTCTCTGTAAAAGGAAACGATCTAACACTTGTATTTGAACTTTGAGAAGAGTTTGCAAATACTACTGATCCTACGTATTCGCTGGCCCCTTTTGAAATTGCACTTTTAAATATTGTAGAAACTAAATCCATTACGCAAAGCCTCCAACCTTAGAAGCGTAGAAAGTGTTATTTACTTTCCAGAATAAGAAATAATCTCCACTTGTCAATGTTGGTGCGGTATTTCCATCTGCACCCACGTAAACGGTTCCTTGAGGATAGGTTAAACTAAATAGTGAACCTTGTGATCCAGGGTTGTTAATTCTAAGGAAAACACTGTCTCCGTTTGCAAAGTTAGTGTTTGTTAGCGTTGTGTTTGCACTTAAAGTAATATACTGAATAGGTCCTCCACTAACGTCTAAAGCGTAACTTCCTTGAGAAATAGCGCCAGCTTTAACAGCAACGCGACCTTGAGGAACCCATTGTCCAACACCGTTAGTAGTTGCGATCAATGCGTAATTACCACTACTTATAGCAGTGCCAAAGGTTGGCAGGGTTCCAGGTAATTGTAAAGTAAAGTTACTGCTAATGCTTGCAGTATTAATTGTAATGGATTTACCGTTTGTAAATTTCAGTCCAGTTCCTTCTAGCTGTGGTCCGCCTGCTGCACGAACCGATGTTCCTATTATGGAACCTCCAGTTATAGTGGATCCACTAAGTGTGCTTGTAAAAACACCAGTGCTTGCAGTAACTGTTGTGAATGAACCGGTTGTTGCCGCTAATGAGTTAGCTGTTTGATTAGTAACTACGTTTAAACCAGTTAACGTTGCATTATCACCTAAGGCTCCCTTGTCTACCCAGCTTAACTGTCCGGCTGCGTCGGTTGAAAGTACATATCCAGAGGTGCCATCAGCACGAGGCAGGTAGTAAGTAACGGAAGGAGCTACTGTTCCTCCAGTAGCAGTTCCGGCGCTTAACTGAATTATTCCTGTGCTGTTTTCATCTGCGGGATATTGGAAGCCTTGTGTAGAATTTTGTTTAACAAGCAGTTGTTCTGGAGTTAATGCCGCAGCAGCTGTAGAAACTGTTCCGCCACTAATAGTATTTGTTGCATAAACATTTCCGCCACTAAGTGCTATTGTTCCATAAACATTTCTTCCACTGATATTTGTTAATGCATAGACATTGGTGCCAGTAACAGTTGTTCCGCTAACTGTAGTGAACGCTGCGGTAGTGCCGACAGTTGTAGTACCTGTTAAAGAAGTAAACGTACCGGTTGTTGCGGCTAATGAGTTAGCTGTTTGATTAGTGACTACGTTTAAACCAGTTAACGTTGCGTTATCACCAATTGCGCTATCAGCTGCCCATTCGAGGACACCACCGGTAGAAGCTTTTAAGACATAACCTGATGTTGGTGAAGAACCTGGGAACGTAAGCGTAAAGTTAGCGCCAACGTTTGCTACTGCAATTGTAAAATCTTTTCCATTTTTAATCGTAACTCCAGTGCTACTTAACGTACTGGAGGTACTACCTGCTATACCGGCCCGAATGGTTTGTGATACATAAGCATATGTTCCAGTTATATTAAATCCACTAACTGTGGTTGTAAAAATACCTGTAGTAAAGGTTGCGCTAACACCTGTAGTTGTAGTGCCTGTTAAGGAAGTAAACGTACCGGTTGTTGCGGCTAATGAGTTAGCTGTTTGATTAGTAACTACGTTTAAACCGGTTAGTGTTGCGTTAGCAGCTACAGCTCCATTGTCTACCCAACTTAATTGTCCAGCTGCATCAGTTGAAAGTACATATCCAGATGTACCGTCTGTACGCGGTAGATAATAAGTAACCGAAGGAGAAACTGTTCCCCCAGTACTTGTTCCTGCGCTTAAACTAACTAATCCTGTACTGCTTTCAGCTCCGGGGTAACGGAAATTTTGTACACCTGCCTCTTCAACATTTCCGGTGGTATACGTAAATGTAGTTGCTGTTGCTGTTGTTGAAGTTAAACCAGTAATTGTTCCGGTTGAACTAAATAAAGATGTAATATTACCAGTTGTAGCAGCTAAACCAGTAATCGTACCCGTACTTAACGTACCAGTAGCGATGTCAGCATTGGTTGAAGTTAAACCAGTAATTGTACCCGTAGTAAAGGTACCGGTTGCCGCAGTAAGAGTTAAAGCACCTCCTTCGGTAGCGTTAATACTATTTGTAGCTAGCCCTGTAATGGTTCCTGTTGATGTGGTAAAGCTGTTAGAACTTAAACCGCTAACAAAAGTACCGCTCGTGGCATAAACATGTGAGTAAATATTATTCTGAGTATCATGAATACCAGAAACAAAACTAAAACTTTGTAGGTTGACTCCAGTTAAAGCTTCGCCACTACCAGGTGCTGCGCTATCTGTTTTCCAGTAAAGAACACCTGCGCCGTCTGTAGCAAGCAGTTGACCACTTGTTCCGTCACCAGATGGGGTAGTAAATTCTTGACTATTTCCTTCTCCTAAGGCGACTGGCGTTTTAAAACGCATGTAGCCGCCTGCTCCGTCATAAACCCCTAAGCTTCCTGTTGCGGCAACATTTACACCACTAGCAAATTGTGCGGTGGTAGTTACATGTAAGTTATTGCCAGTAACAGTATTTCCACTGATTGTCGTTAGACTTGCAGTTCCAGTAACACCTAGGGTTCCAAAATTACCTGATACTCCATTAAATACTCCACCTGTAACGGTGGCACCACTAAGCAAAGTATAGATACCAGTTGTTGCAGTAATTGTTAAATCAGTTGCTTCAATTGCTGCGATTGTCGTAGCAGCTAAACCAGTAACTGTGCCTGTTCCAAAGATACCCGTTGCAGCGTTAACGCGATCACCTGTAATTAATAATGATGTTCCTGCTCCTGCTGGTTTATTAATAGTCGAGGCGTAAAAAGTGCCTACTGTACCGGTTGTAAAATTAACAGTTGTTCCGGTGGTTGTTGTGCCAGATAAATAAGTAAAAACGCCAGTATCACACGTTGCTGTAACAAAATTTCCTGCAGTACCCGTAAAGGTTGCTGCGCTAGCGCCGCTAGTAATCGCTAAAGTATTTCCGCTAATGCTTCCCGTAGTATTTAAACTTCCTCCAGACACTTCTCCTGTTGTTGCAATGCCAGAAGAAGTGTCTGGAATAGACGAGATTTGTACCGTTACATCTCCTGCGCCGGTATCATAAACAATCTCATTGGCTTTTAACTTACCGTAGGCCATTTTTACACGTCTTTTTTATTTTCTTATTATAGGACTATAATATTCCCCACACAGAACCACTTGGAATTGTAATTACAACCCCAGAGTCAGTGGCTACTGGCCCCATAGAAAGTCCGTTAAAACCTGATTTAATTGCTAAACTTTCTGATAATTGATATTTATTTTCAAAAATTGCAGCTCCGGCCATTTGTTCTGTGAATATACCTGACACGCCAGATACATATCCAGAGGCTTCAACATTACCTGTCGTTGTTTCAGTAAAGTTGGCTATGTCAAAGTTACCGGTAACAGCAGTAACTGTTACGCATTCAATAGTTGTTCCTGTAATAAAAGCACCAGAAACTCTTGACGTAAATGTCCCACTGGCACCCAAATGAATTGGACCACTAATTGTTCCAGTTGTGCCTGTTGCTTCGATTACAGTTGATTCAACCTTAGTATCTGCAGTTACGTATTGAAAACCAGCGCGTTCACCGCTGACATTCTGACCAGAAATTAATGAGTTTTGTCCTGTAAATAAACCAGTAGCTCCAGTAATTGTTGTGAATGCACCGGTAACAGCTGTAAATGTAGTTGTTGTAAATGTATCGAATGTTCCTGAAGTAGCGTCAACAAGAGCAAATTGTCCTGTTGCGCCTGTGATTACAGCCCCACTTAAACTTGTAAAAGTACCAGTTGTAAAGTTACCCGTTACAACATTTAAAGTAGTGCCGGATAGTGTCGTAAATGTCCCTGAGGTCCCATTTAAATTAGCAAACTGACCTGTTCCACCTGTAATTGTGGTTCCGCTAATTGCTGTGCCGGTAAGGTTAGTAAACGTACCCCCTGTTGCATAAATATTAGAAACACCTGTAATGGTGGTTGCAGTTAAACCAGTAATTGTGCCACTTTCAAATGTTGCAGTAGCACCTAATACACTTTGACCAGAAACACTTGCAGTAAATACACCAGTTGATCCTGTAACGGTTGTTCCAGAAAGTAAAGTAAACGCACCAGTGACTGCGTTAACTCTGGTTGCATTGACAACATTTCCTGTTACTGTCGCGCCTGAAACAGTACCGATAAAAGTACTGTCTGTTCCGTCTATGTTGGTAAAATTTCCAGAAATGCCAGAAACAATTCCACTAGGAACAGTTAAATTCCCATTAATTGTTGCGTTTTGCCTAACAAGTAAATCGCCCGATGCTTCAATGTTACCTGTTGTGCTAAAAGAAGGAATTGCAAGAGTGTTTGTAAACGTGCCTGTTTCAGCTGTAATTGATGTAAAGCTACCCACATTGCCTGTGATGGTAGCCCCAGACAGTTGAGTTGTAAAAACACCAGAAACACCCGTGATATCTCCGCCAACGAGAGTAGTGCCACTAAGATATGTAGCCGTACCTGTTCCAAAGTTTCCACTGCCTACATTAACGTTTGAAAAATTTCCGTTTTGTCCGGTTACGGTTGCACCTGATAAAACTGTAGTGAATACACCTGAAACTCCACTAAATGTAGTGCCTTTTATAAAGTTACCTGTTACTGTAGCTCCAGATAAATTTGAAGTAAAAACACCAGAAGCACCGGTAATTGAAGTAGCTCTAATAGCATCTCCAGTAACAACAGCTCCTGAAAGACTAGTAGTAAATACACCTGAATCTGCTGTAAGTAAAGGTGTCGTTATTGCGTTACCAGTAATTGTTGTACCCGATAAAACCGCAAAGTTTCCAGTCGTTCCCGTAACGGTTGTAAAACTTCCTACTGGACCTGATACAGTAGCTCCACTAACTAATGTAAATAAACCTGTTGCGAATTGAGCAGTAGTTCCAGTTACAGTAGTTCCTTGGATGGTTGTACCTGTAACTGTAGTGCCGATTACTTTGGTGAAAGTACCTGTTCCAATTGTTGCTGTATTACCACTGAGGTCTAAAATGTTGCCCGAATCAAGCTGACTTAAAGTTGTAACAGTTAAGTTTGAATAGCTACCGCTTGACGCATTAATATTTGTTGCCGTAATTGTACCGCCTGAAACGGTAGATTCAAATGCAACAGCGCCACTAAAAGTGCTTGCTCCAGATACAAAAATAGTACCAAAAGTACCTGTTCCAGAAGCGGTAATATTTGTCGGAGTGAAATTTCCTTCTACGCTTAAGTCACCTGTAATGGTGACAGATCCGCTTAAGGTTCCTCCTGTTACAGAATAGTAATATCCGTTAAGGTACTGCTTAGTACTATTAATTGTTAATTTTTTATTTTTTAAACCTGGATCAACTTCTCCTACGTCAACGATAGTTAACAGATCGGCATCAACAATCTGCTCCGGGCCTAACGCTGGTAAATCTGTAATTTTTCTGTTGGCCACCTATAAGATCCCATACCTATATATTGAATTATAGGTGGCCTAAATTTGCTTATTTTACTTTAATTTCCAATTTTGGCAAGTGATTAGACAATGCGCTAAATACAAACTGTCCACCAGAAACCAAGACCAAACTAATTGCAAAAACCACAATTAATTCTGCAATAGTAAGATTCCTTCGTACATAAACAATTTCTGGCTCTTGTGCAAGTTGTTGTACAGGTTGCGGTGCAAAATTAGGAAGTGTTGGTAATTGCGAAGCAGGTCTTTGTGGTGGAGTTTGTTGCATTTGATATTGATTTTGCGCTAAAGTTTGTTGAATAGCAAGTTCCCTTGCTTGTTGTTTTAAGGATTCAATATCTACTCCAGCAAAAGGTGGAGTTTCTGGCATAGGAACCTGAGGGGGCCTCATTTCAGGACCAGGGTTTTGAAATTGCGGTTTTTGTGGGTCTTGAGCGGCAGAGTCCATAAAATGACTTTTTTTCTACATTAGCAGTTTACTAAACAATTTGATGGGTTACGGAATTCGTAAAGGTTTAGAAGATATTGCATGGGAGCTTAAAGGCATTAAAAACATTTTGGCTTCTTTTTGGCAAAGTCAACAAGATGTTAATTCTTCCTTAAACCCCCAGGCTTTTTCTGATGAATACATTTCTACTGAAGAATGTGCCAGGCGTTTAGGTGTTTCTGATCAAACAATTAGAAATTGGATGGCTGTTGGCAGAAAAGATCCTACCCGTGGTTGGAAAGAAGGTTTGCATTATGTCAACGTTTGTCCAGACGAAGGAAGGAAAGCAGTAATACGTATTCCTTGGAACCATCTCGTTCAATCGTTTTCTCGGAACAAACCTCTTCAACTTTCAGATTATAGAAAAGATAAAAGCACAATGTATCAAAAAAAAGCTTTTGACGTGCTGGAATAACAATGTCGTATAGATTCGCTAAAGTGAATATTGACATTATTACTTTAAGTAATTATCAAGAGTTTTTACCTGCGTCTTTAGCTCGTCAGGTAGAAATGTTTTTTCCTCCTGAAGGTTCTTTTGACGATAGCTGCTTAAAACGTTATTTAGAAATTGTTCGTCAATACGAAGAAGAAGACGAAAACTCTAATATGACTTTGGCAAATCGTTTAAGATTGGCATTCAGGGACATGAAACCAGATACAATTTGTGGCAAATTTCCCAATGCTGAGCTACCACTTAAGCGTCGCTTGCGTTGCGTTGCTGAATACTTGATACGTTCTGGAGAATTTGATAAAGTAAAAAATGAACAAGGAAAACTCGTAAAGAAAAAAGGTGTATTAGGGAAAATGGTTGTAATTTATAAACCATTACCTAAAATGCTTCAATCTTTAAGTAAACAAGATTTATTAAATCATGGGACGTAGAGAAAAACTTATCAGTTCTGTTATCGGACCTGAGATGGATGAAACTAAAGCCAAAATGCTAGACGCTACTTTGCGTTTAATTCTTGGTGACATGGGAGAACAATACGTTAAATTCTGGGATGCTGAAGGCCCTGGTGTTCTTTGTTTTCAACCTCAAGCTGACCGAGCTGTTTTTTATTTGACAATTCCAGAACTACATGCAGGTCAACGCGCAAGCGAATCGGATGGTGACAAAGACCTTGCAGAAACTATGAACACAATCATAGAAGCGGCTCAAAAAATTAATCCAAAAGAAAAAGCAGGTTACATTATTAACGACGAAGCTGGAATTCGCTATATTGAAATTGATTACAATCAAATGTCTGACTCGTAATGTCCCAGGTAGGTGCTGGTAAGCATAGAGAAGACTTTGAATTAATTACAAATTATGATTTGGTTTCCTCTGCTCATGCCTTGATGGGCGAGATAGATCTTGACGTTGCTAGTTCAAAAGTTGCTAATTCATATGTCGAAGCATCTAGTTTTTACACGCCTACAGATGACGGTTTAAATGCACAGGAATGGTATGGAAGCGTCTATCTTTTCCCTCCCAGTGGTACCTATTTCTGGGATAAAACAAATGAGAAATGGAAAATGACACGGGCGTCATCCCCAACTCTTACATCATCTCATGCTGTTTGGTTCCGCAAACTATATAAAGCTTGGTGGAATAAAGAAATAAAACAAGGTCTTTTCTTTTCAAACTGCCCCGATATGATTCGATACGAACAAAAAATTTTTGATTTTCCAGTTTGTATCTTGCGTACAGCCCCTATTTTGATGCGTCACAGTAGCACAGGAATTAAAGAACACAAGACATGTACATCTCTTGTCGTTTATCTGCCAGATGACGGTGATCGAGTGCAAGATTTTGTCGACATTTATTCTGAAAAAGGTCGCGTTATCTGTTAGATTTTTAAGACCAACAAAAACAATATGTCGATTCTCGCGGACTGGCAAATTAGGGATCTCGCGGTAAATCAGGAGATGATTTCTCCTTTTACTGAATCAGTTATTCGTGAAGAAGAAGGACGCAAGATTTTAAGTTATGGTCTTGGTTCCTATGGGTATGATATTCGTCTATCTCCAGAGCAATGCCTTATTTTTGGTCGGATCCAGGCTGGTGACTGTGACCCTAAAAATTTTGACCCAGACATCCTTCATCCTGCAGAACTCTTAGAGGACGAGCGAGGTAAGTATTTTCTTTTACCTCCTTATGGTTATTGTCTGGGAGTTGCTCAGGAGCGTTTAAAACTTCCTCGTAACGTTACTGTTGTTGCTGTTGGCAAATCAAGCTACGCACGTTCCGGTATTTTGGTAAATATTACGCCAGCAGAGGCTGGCTGGGAAGGTTATTTGACTTTAGAAATTAGTAACTGTACTGGTTTGTTTAATCGTATTTATGCTAATGAAGGAATTACCCAGCTTTTATTTTATGAAGGCGCTACGTGTTCCATCAGTTACAACGATCGTAACGGTAAATATCAATCACAACCTAAAGAAGTTGTGTTTCCTAAAGTTTAACCAAAAGGTCTTCCGAAATTAAATTTCGGTTTTCTTGAGTAGTTGGTTCCCCCGGCTCCAGGGTCTCCGTATCCGGGGAACCTCAAACCAGGAATGATTGTTCCGTTAATTTGCCTTGCACTAATTGGAATTTCTCCGTTATTTTCGAATTCTTGTATCGCTTTTTGTCCTCTATATCGTCCTGCTGTTCTTGCCGCCTTAATGCGTTTTCCAAGTCTTTGTTTCTTATTTAACCTACCCCTTTCAGCATAGATACGATCTTCTTCGTCGACACGTCTTAAGTCAGTGTCATATGCTTGTTCTGGATTTAAATCATTGTAGTCCGCCCCAGAAGTACCTGGTAAACGTCTTTCGTCTTCTGTAGGACTAAATAAATTTGCCATAGTATTATTGTAATAGAGCTAAATCAAAAGTTTTAATACAATGTCTCATAACAACCCTGCATACTTTTTAGATGCTTTCGTTAAAGATGAAGTCGAGTGTCGTTGTTTAGATCTTTCAGATTTTGGACAACCTATCGCAAATGAAGAAAATGATGTACCCTTATATGATAATTACAACCGTGGATTAGTAGCATGCGAACAAGGGCTGGAGAGGAATCCCTTAAATCTGGAAGGCGGCTCGGAACGTCCGGGAATGACGGGTTACATTCCATCAATGGAGGAGTCGGTAGCAATGGGCGGCAAACCGATGGGCAAGGATCTAATTGTGATGCTGGAGGGTCCCTCGGAGGAGATGAAGCGTCAGTCGGCCAAGCGCCGTGGTTTAGCCCGATAGAAGAAGATAGCGAAGGTGCTGTTAGCGATTGCCCAGGGGGGATTTGTCCTGTTCCCTGGGCTAAAGATTTAGAAGAAGAAGAAAAACAAACTACAGCTAAAGAAAAACGAGAGACTCCTTGGGATACTTATCTCAAAAAACACGCAGAAATCTGGGAAGAGTCTGATACGGTTAATCATCCTTCTCATTACACTGCTGGAAGTATTGAGTGCATTGAAGCCATTGAAGCGCAGCTAACCAAAGAAGAATATAGAGGCTACTTAAAAGGTAACGTCGCCAAATATTTGTGGAGAGAAAAACAGAAAGGGGGTACTGAGTCGTTGCAGAAAGCTCAGTGGTATTTAAGTCGTTTAATTGAGCTGGACTAGTCTCGTTGACGCCAGTCATCTGTTTTTTCCTGGCTGAACCATTCCACAATGTCATCGGCGCTTTTAAAAGTAGTCCGATGATTTGTGGGGTCTGGGTCTCCTAGATCCAAGGCGTTCATAAAACCATCTAAACTGTCTTCGGTCATTTCTGGATTGCGTGCACGCCTGCGTGCTTTCCTTAAAATTTCCGCTGCAGACCTGTTTGCTTTTGCAAGTTTATCTGCCCAAATCATATCTTCTAGTTTTACTTCTTCTCCTTTTGCAATTCGATCGCAAACAAACTCAAGACGAAGTCGATACTCGGTTGACAGCATATATTTGTCCTATAAAAATCAAAAAGGCGAAATTAAATCATCATCATCATCAAACTCTAACCCGTCTGCTTGAAAAGACGAAGCTAGTTGCATCATTTCCATGTCAGTTGGTACGTCAAAGTTTAATTCAATATCTTCATCTTGCAACAAACATTGGACAGCATGCCATTCCATAAGGCGTTGCTGATACAAATTCATAAGAGCAGCATACAGTTGCTCCCATGTCATTTCCTTAGCTGCCATTTCAGCTTTTCGAACAGAAAACTGAAGTTCTAAAGGTACTTCAAAATTGCTTCGGTCTTCCATTCATTTGTCTCTACTGAATTTATTCTAATCGGAAATGTCAAATATCTGATCATATTCTGAAGAAGAGAGCACGGGAAACGCATCAAAAGGACAAAATTCATTGGCAAATTCGGTTAACACGTAAGGATTAATACTGTCTTCTAATTTTCTAATAGCTCTAACTTGGTGTGCTGCGGCAGAATAATTTCGGAATGCCGTCATTAAAATCTCTGTAGAGCGCCAGGGGTTTGCATTAATCTCTGAGAGAAACAGAATGGCTTCTTCTTTCCTCCTTTCTAGAAGACCGCCAATTACTTTATTGTCACAGTCAAAGATCCATCGATTCATGTCCTCGACGACTTCGGACCAGGTTTCTCTTTCGATTGCATCAATAATGCCGCTGTATAAGAAAGATTCCCATCCAACAGAATGCACAAATGAAATCAAAGCCTGGCGCATCGCAGGATCAATTTGGATATCTAGTTTATCGATTTCTTGATCAATAACAAAAATTTCATGGAATAAATACTCCATGGCTTTTTGTTTAGTGCAGCACTGTCCTTGTTTTACAGGTGAGCCATCTGGATAGAATTGTGTACCATATCCAATAGAGTACACTTCATCTTCCGTTCGCGGATCAGTGTAAGCCTTTTCGTGATAGCCTTCGTATTTTTTAATAATACGAATAGCATTAGAAAATTCAGACATGTGTAAGACTAACTAATATAGTTAATCTTACACAATTTTAATTACTATTTACCCTGTCCTCGGGTTTTTTTCCTCCCATGATTAGGACGAGAATGTTTGCCTTGTCCTTGATTTGTTTTTTTAGGAGGCTTTGAAGAAAACTCAACGGTGCGTGAAGAACTCTTTGCCATTAATTGAGGGAAGCTTCACACATTATACTGAATAAAAAAATTTTTAAGTTTCTAAATTGTTCTTGTTGTTCTGCAGGACGAGCTGGAGACCCAGGCCAATTTTCTAAAGCGTCACATACTGCCTGGTAAAGTGCCCGACAATCTTCGAGCGATATCTCCATTTCAATGCTCACCATAAGTTTACATACGACGGTACTGCTCTAGCGCTTTGGAGGTAAGCTGTGCTCGTCTCGCTCCCATTTTTATCCTTAAATCTCTTTCAACTAATATAACATTTACAATATTTACCATTTAACTTTATGTGACCAATAACGTGCTGAGAACTTATCTGGGTTTGCATCTTGTGCATTATGCCTTGCATAATAAGATTTTTTCCTTGCTTTGTCTTTAGCTGTTTTTGGATTTTTGCCAGCGCCTTTTACCCCTTGCTGACCGAACCGCACAATCTTTTCTTCACCGTCTTTACAAGCTTTTACCACATGAGATTTTGTAGGATGACCTGGCGTAGTTCTAGGCTTGTTACAGGCCATTTTATCCTTGGCTAATTTAGCTGCTTTGGCTGCTTTTTTAGGTTTATCACTCATGAGAATAAAGACATAAAGTTATCAATAAACGGATCTCTTGTAGACGTGCTTTCTTTATCATCGTCGTCATCTAAGTCTAAATCAAATAAACCCTCAAAGCCTGTTTTCTGGTCTTTTTCTTCATCCATAATTGAATAGCTAGATGAATACCTATCTAAAAAAGTAAAAGGGTTTGGAGTGCTTTCATCATCATCTGCATAGTCATCAGATGCTAAACTTTCCGCAAAGCTTATTGCGCTCCAGGGGTCCTGCATTTTACTAGCTACGTCTAATTTAAATCCGCCTCCGTCTTCTTCTCCTCGAAGAACTTTAGAAAGTAAATCCATTTCGGAGCGGTCAGCATCAGGAAAAAGTTCTTCATAAAAAGTATCTTCATCTCCTGCATATCCTGCATTTTTAAACATCTCATAAAATACAGATTTTGGCTCTTCCTCTTTTTCTTTTGTTCGGTTTAAATAATCTTGTAATTCTTCGTCAGTTGGAATAACAAGTTTGTCACTTAAAAGTGTATTTGTTTTTTGAGCTAAATCATCAAGATCACGTTTTAATTCCCTGGTTTCCCAATTGTTTTGCATCTGCAAAACTTTTAATAAATCTGCTTTTAATTGTTCATTGTCGGGAGTTTCTTCATACCCCAAATGTTGAACAAGCCTGTCTCTTTCTTCTCCATCTATCTTAGAAAGAACTTCAGAAAGATAATTTTCTTCACCAGAAAGTTCTATTGGTTCTCCATTCTCATCTAATGTTACATAATCGTTAAAAACATCTTCACGAGGAATATAAAAAATACCTAGATTAGCCTGGGTGGGGTCATCTTTAACTTTTTCTAATTGCTCGATCTGAGCACGAATACTAGAAGCTGGTACGGTTCTTAAAAGTTCAATGAATTCATTTCTTACATCTCCTAAAAGAATTTCGTCAGCGTCTTCGATTGTTTGATTCTCTTCTAAAAAGCCCAATGCTTTTAGGATTTGCTCATAAGCATCTTCATTTAAAACGATAGAGTCTAAGTAATCATCAACATAGTCTTCTACTCTTTCAAAACGACCAAAAGGCAATGACCCCTGGTCCATTAAAATTTTATTTAGTTCATTTTTTAACTCCGTATCTAGATAATTTTTAATATCTGTTTCTGTTGCTGCAAAAGATGTGCCCAAATAACCTCTTTTTTGTCCAATAGCTTGATAATGCAATTGTGCAAAAATTTCTGGGTTGTTTAAAGCTTCATATGGATTAACTCCAAATTGATAGGCAATATCACCCCAGCTAACGTTAGGTGTCTCTTCAGGTGTGTTTGCAAAACTTTCTTTAAAACTTTTATAGTCTTCTTGTATTTTTCTTGCTTGATCTTCAAGAATACTTTTGTTGTTCTCGTTTATTAAAGGGTATCCTTTATCAGTTGCTAAAGGATTCATATAAAATTCATAATTAAATTCTTTAGCTAATTCACCATAAGTTTTTAATTTTTCTGTGTAATCAATAAGTAAACTTGCCGTTTTTTCTCTTGCTAGCGTAAGCGTATCAATTTTTTGTAAAATGTTTTTATTTGCTTCATCTACTTCCATATAACTCATAAATTCATCCATACTTTCAGAATAATCAAAACGAGGTTCTAAAAATTCTTGAATAAAATTTTGTGCAAATTCATAATCAATAGCGGTGTCACCGATTATAAATTGTTCCAGGGTTAAAGGGTTTATGTCTGTACCAAACACATTGTTTGTGTAATTAATAGCTTCTCGAATACCTTTATTTGCATCGGTGTTATCGATAACATTGAACAATTCATTTGCTTTATCGCTTCCTAGTGTTTGATATACATCTTCTTCAAAAGCTAAACCTGCTTGATAAATTTCTTCCGGAGTAAAGTCTTCAATTTCGTCTTCAGGTATTAAGTATCCCAAGGAGTCTCTCGTTTCTCTAACAAGGTATCCCATATCAATTAAGAAGTCTGGGTTATACATTTCATATCCTTTATCCAATAAATCAATTCGATATCCATATTCAGAACTGTTCAATATATCTTTTACATCATTAATATTTAGTTCTCCGTTTCCCTCAATAGGATCTTTTTGAATTTTATCTAATAAGTCTTTTAATTTAATTTTTTTCCCGTCTGTTGTGTTTTTTAATGAGTTTTTAAAAGCTTCGCTAGCTGTATACAAATTATTTTCATCGTTAAAATCTCCATAAACATCTTCAGTAAATCCTGCAGCTTTTAAAATTTCTGGATTATATATGGTTCTAAGCGTATCATCAAAATCAATGTTTAAATTAAAAACATCGTTTATCTGGTCTTGCATTTCTTCTGGAGAAAAATTAGAAAATTTTCCATTCAGTGATGTTATTCCAAGTATATTTTTTAAACGCGCTGCATTAAAGTTTCCAAATTCAGCTTTTAAAAGGCTGTCTGCTGCCTCACTTGCTTCTTTTAATGCAGATAAGGATTGTGTGTAATCTCCATAAGTTGCTACATCAAAGCCTAATGTTTCCAGGGCTTTAGGTGAATAGGTAACAGTGTTTCCAAAAGACTGATAAGCATTAATTTCATTTATTAGTTTTTCATAGTCTCCGTTTTCAATATACAGCGGATCAATAAAGTTAATTATATTTTGGATATTAAAATCACCTTGTTCTTCAATAGATTTAATTAAATCTAAATTACCTCCTTGGTCCTCTAAATCTTTAAGAAGATTGTTCGTTGCTATTTCTAGATCTTTTTTGTCCTCAAATGAACCATAGCCTAAGTTGCTTAATACATTAGGATCTATGTATTGATATGCAGGTTTCCCAAGCGTACCAAAATTACCTCCTTCAACATCGTTAAAGAGTATTTGTAAATTTTTAATTGCATTTTGGTTAAAGGCGCCAAATCCATACTGTCTTCTAGTATTGTAATCAATTGTTTCTCCTGTAATAATGTCATGCAAAATATCTCCACTCATATTTGGACCAGAGCCAAAGTTTCTAATTTCAGCGCTTAATGCACGACTGGAATCAACAATAGCTTGCTGAGTAGATGTGTCATATCCTAATTCTTTAAGAATGTTATTATTAAAAATTCTTTCTCCCCATTCAACTCCAAGCGCTTTCTCTTTGTCTCTTGATAATGATTTTGCAATATCTGGCCTGTTAACTCTTAGTTGACTGGGCAGTTTAAGGTTGTTTAACGCCCCAATTTGTTTACCCCTGAATTCGTCTTTTATATTAAATGTAATTTGTTTAGAAGTTCCCACGCGTATTTTTGCAGGTTCATAAAATTGACCTATTACATTTGAAACTTGTCCACCTTCCGGTAGTCGAGCATACTGATTTTCAAAAATAGAGTTTTGCCAAGAATTACTGCCATAAGTAAGAGGTCCATATTCGCTAGAAGCTGGATCTATGGTCATGTTATAAAGGGACCAGTTTTGAACAGGGGCTTCATAAGTGTTAAGTGCAAAATTATTTACATCCGCTCCTTCAGGTTGATGACCTTTAAAAACTACTTGTAAAATTTTCTTTAAATTATCATCAATATTTGATTCACCAAACCAATTTTCTGCACCTTTGTAGGTAGAAGATTCTGGGGTAAGTTTATATGAGTTGTTGTTTAATTTATTTTTTAATGTTAAATGTAAAAATTTATTTTCTAGATTAGCTGCATTAAATGTTTGCTGTGATAAGCCAAGCTTATTTAAAAGTTGTTCGGGACTTGTTGTTCCAGTATGGGTCTTTGCAGTGCCTCCCATGCCCATCTCAGTTAAATCCTGGTTTTCGTTTGTTTTTAAAAAAATACTTTTTAGGATTTCATCTTTTGTAGAGCTCGTTAATTTTTCATCAACAATTTCTTCAAAGGTTTTTTCTGCTAGCTCTTCAGAAATTAATTTTCCCTCAACAGAAAGTAATGCGATAGTCCTTAATGCTTTTTCTTCATTGCTCTCTGGAGAACCTTTTTGATAAAAAGCATCTTGTAAAATATCTTTTTCTTCTCTTTCTACATTGGATAACTCACTGTCATTTAAAACATCTCTGGGGTTTCCAAATAATGTAGATTTTTCATTTTGAAAATGATTGCCTACACTCTCTATTATTTTTCTTTGAAAAACAGCCTGTTCATCCAAAAGGTAGCTGAAATCGGTTATTTCTTGATCAAGAAGTTCATTAAAAGAATATTGATTCTTTCCATATTCTTCATCAAAAGTTTCTCCAAACCATTTTTGCCAGTTATAAATAACATTGTTCTTACTTTGGCTAAAAGGTGAAAACTTTTCAAAATCTGTTTTTAATCTATCTTCTAATTCATCAAATGCACCTTGCAAGGGATTAAATCCGCCAAAATTAAATCCTCCTACAATTTGCTCAGCAATATCTGCTCCCAAAGTTTGCAGTTCTTTAATTGTGCCAATACCACCAAGCATAGCCGTTGCTGCTTCTTTTTGGCTTTGCAGTTTCATTGCGTCAATTGTTTTTTGCAAAGAATCTCTTGTTAACGCTTCAAATTGTCCCAGGTACTTCCCTACTACATTTCCTACATTTTCAGCAACGACATTTTCGGCTGCAGAAACTGTAGTCTCTGCTTCGTCTGTTATTAACAAATCATCGATTAATTCTTCATCTATTCCACGGTTTATATAGTATTGTCTTGCATCAAAACCCGGATCAAGTTGGGTCTCTGTTTTAACAGAAATTAAATTACCTTCATTATCTAAAACTTCTTTAGTTTCATATTCAGGTAGAGCACTAATGTCAAAATAACCTTTTGCAAGGTTTTGTTTCTGTTGGGTACTTAGTTCGTCTCCTACCCCTCTGTAAAACATATCATTTTTATCTGCAACAGGCTCATTAACTCTTATACTGTAATAATCATTAGTAAGATTTCCATTGTTATCCGTAACTCTTGATCTGTAATGCTCATTTGCAAAATTAGTTGCGGCTGGCGATTCCATTCGGTCTGCACCACCGGCATAGTCTTCTATACTGTCTGCGTATCGAGCAATTTTATATAAATCTTTTACTTTTGAATTAAATGTTTCTACATTTCCATTTTCATCTAAAACTGGATTCCCTTCTTCATCTCTTTCTAGTTCCCTTCCCAACATTGCAAGACCTTCTATTACAGCCTCCTCTGAATTCTTAAAATAGTAATTTGCATTAAAACTACCAACCGGAGGTTGCAAAAACCCTTTATTTTTTCTCTCTTCTATGTAAGCCTGTACCTCTTCGTCTTGTGGAATATAGTTATAAATGTGATACTGTTCAATATTGTCTTCTGCAATGTTTAAAACTTTATTTTTTAATTCTTCTCCTAAACCATCAAGCATACCTTCTACCACTAGATTATCTAGTTTTTCAATTAACTTTTTATAGTTATCTTGACCAGACTCTATACTTGAATTTTTACCTGTATATACACTATAAAAACTTTCCATCGAAGACAATGCATTCTTTAACTCTGTAACTTTTTCATTAACTTCTTCGTAACGCGGATATTGATCTGGTCCAACATAACTTACAAAAAACCCATCAAGTACTGCTGGTACTTTGCCATCCTCACTTGATGAAACCATATTTCCTATATTCTCAGACTTCATTAAACCTGTATCTGCATACGTCCCCCCGCCTGTAAAACGATTTTTAAAATTTTCGTCAAAAGTTCTAGAGTTAGGGTCTTCAGCAGTGGGTTCTTTTACTTTAAGTGTGGGAATACCTATTTCAAACTTTTCCTTCTGTGTTTTTATTAAGCTTTCCAGTTGTTCTATAGATTTGTCTGCGTTGCAAGTTCCATCACTGTTTAACCAACAAGCTAGGTTAACGATATCACTGTATCTGGTCTGTAGTGACGAAACATTCGGATTTTTATCTTTACTGGTATAACCCATTATGCTGCTCCTTTCGTATAACTAAATATATCAATAATTTCTTGATTCATCCAATCCTGTAGACGTTCTAATTTTTCTTCTTCGTAAAAATCTTGTATCATGTACCAGGCTTCCATATCAGTGCTTGCTTTATTAGAGTTACAACGTTGGCAGGCCGGTACTAAGTTATTTCTACTAGAAGAACCAGATTTAAATCTTGGAATAATGTGATCTAAAGATGTAGCAGTTGCTCCGCAATAACCACATAAACCATCCCAAGCATCATAAATAGATTGTC